CGAGCGAATGAAACAACATTATCAGGACACACACTCGAAAGCGCTTACTGGACAGGAGATGTTTGGGAAGTTGAGCAAGAATTAAATAACCTGGAAGCGATGGAAAAGCGTTGGGAACATAAAGACTTAGAGTACGAGAGCGTAGGAAACTTTGTATCTCGTTTGCTTGAGAAATGAGGTAAGGGTTGACACAGGGATAAAATCGTGATAGGCTTCTTAACATGTTAAGCATTGAAATGTTTTTAAAACATTTGACATGCAAGTATTATAAACTATATAATCACTTTAATATGTTAAGAAGTTTAAGGGAGGTGTTGATTTAATAATGTCACATTCTGACATGGACATAATGAGAGAGAACATTCGGGAAGAAGGCATAGGTGTTGGAGAAGTAAAAGGATTGACAGGTCAAGCCTTGGAAGATTTTGCAGACCAGTACCTTGAGGATGCTTGGGAAAAGATGCCGGATTTTTCTATATACAAAGACTGACAAGGGGAACAGCTTGAAAAACGTGGATATATTAACAGCCTTAACGATCCTGGTGTTTATCCTGTATCTTGTTTCTGTGTTTTTCGCTTGACTTTAGACTGCTTCCCGTGGTATAATAGGCGATTGGAAAATTGGAGTGTGGGTATGGGTAAAGATTACGATAACTCTTGGCAGGATTCCCGCCTGTCTGAGGAAGAACGCATCGAAGACACCTACGCCAGAGCGTTTGTCTTGAGTATGGGAGTACGATGCCCAACTAAGGGTAAGCTGGTAGACAGGTTCATTGCCTTCTGTATTCAGGACCGGCCTGAAGGGGTGTTAAAACTTACGGAGCCTGAGATCTACGATAAGATACCAGACTTCATTGAATATCTTGGAGAGATTTAAACTAGAGGAGGAACAGAAAGATGATTAGGATATTTTTAATCGCAATCGCTATGGCTGCTGTTGTCAATGTAGGAACAGGGTATTTTATATTGGGACATATAAATGACAGCGTTTCCCTGGCGACAGAACGCGCTGCCTCTCATGCAAGAAGCGTTTCCTCTGAGTCAGTAGCTGCTGATACTGAACTGAGCAATGGGATAGAGGCTAATGCTAATCTTGTGGGCGAGACAACTATTAAAATAAATTCGCTGGCAGAAGGAGTGGCGCAAGCTAATTCAGAATTCATAGCGGCACTAGAGAACTTCGCCACAAAACAAGCAGCGACTGATGCGACTGTCTCTGGAGTGGTTACTCAAGCTGGAGACGCAACTTCAAGAGTTACGCAACTGGAAGAAGAGGCTGCTTCTGTTTTAGAATTGCTGGCAGAATTGAACGATGAGGTTCAGACACTCAGGCTGAAGCTGGACTCAGTAGATACCAGTACGCCCACGGCTACAGGCTCAGTAATGGAGGACGTGTATGGCGCAGGATGGGAACAGGCATCTTTTGTAGATGATGAAGGATACTTGGACCCTTGTCCTATAGCCGCACTTAACAGAGGAGAAGTGTTGCCTTCATTGCGAAGGGCTATGGAACGATCAAGAGCAGTCGGTGTCCATAATGTGATTGTAAAATTTGACATAGATCAGAACGGAAAAACAATCATTGACAATCTGGAATCGGCAACTGCTCCCAATACTTTAATCAATGCAGTACGGAGATATGTCAATGGATTGGAATTTGCTTCCCCTAGTATGACATACGCTGATTGTGAAATGGTTGTCAAACTCGACATCAGTTAAGCTAGTTAATAATTTTTAAGAGGAGATATTGAAATGAATGTACAAAACGGGATTTCATCTGTCGTTGAAGGAATCGCTTACTATCCTTATATCCTGGTTCCGAATGACAGGTTTCAGCCAGCCTTTTATGAGGTCAGCTTGGCAGTATCTGATGAAACTTTTGATCAGTTCAAGAGCAGAGGGTACGTTAGCTGCCATGCCGCAGGAGAAAGGAACTTCACGCCTGATCCTGTGATCGTATTCAAGAAGTTTGCGTTCAATAAAAACGGGACAGCTAATGTTCATCCTCGTCTGGTTGATGCTGATGGTAATGATTTAGATGTGAATGTAGGCAACGGCTCCAAGGTAAATATTCAGTGGAAGCACGTTGAGTACAAAGGCAAAGGCAAAGACATGGTGAAACGTGCTGAACTTGTTGCTGCTCAAGTTGTGGAGCTTGTTGAATACAACAGCGATGGAGTAGCAACTAAAGATGAAGATGTAATTCTGGAGTTTTAATTATGGAACAAAATACTGATCAAAAAAGATGGATTTATATAGACGGAGGGGAGAAGTATGATGTGCTTAAACTTCCAGAGCAAGCGCAGCAAGCCCTTAAATTGATGGTTGAAGTTGATCAAGACTTACAAGGCTTCAACCGCCAGAGGGCTATTTATAGCGCTGCAACGGCGCAGCTAAATGAGGTGGTTCGTAGCAACTTGAGCGAAGAGGCCTTGATTGAAGAAGAGGAAGCTTCGGAAGAGGCTTCAAAGTTAGGAGGTAGGGCAGATTAAAAGTTTCTTAAACATTGACGGAGGAAGACTGTGGAAACTGCTGAAAACAGGTTCAAATATACACACTTATCGTGTCCTTTTTGTGAACACAATAAATGCTTTTCAATTAACGAAGATGGGTCTGGTTATTGCCACTCTTGCAAAGAGTACACCCGTGATGTTCAACAGGCTTATGAAGGGGATATAGATGAATTAATAAAAGGAAAAGTTTACGAGGCTTCTGCTCCTCTTGATTCCAGTGCTTCAGAGGTTGAAGGAATCTTTGGAGCGTTGACAGACAGAGGAATAACGGAAGCGACTGCCAAGAGATACGGGGTTAAGATAGCGACTGACATACGAGGTAAAGTAATAAAACATTATTACCCTTACTTCACATCAAATGAAATCACAGCAGTTAAGACAAGGGACATAGGCTCCAAGCAGTTCTTTTGGAGAGGGTCTAAGTCAAACACAGGCCTGTTCGGTGAGCAGACAGCCCCTAAGAAAGGTAAATTTATTACGCTGGTTGAGGGCGAGTGCGATGCGATGGCTGGCTTTGAACTCTTTGGAGGTAAGTGGCCTGTTGTCAGTATCAAGAGTGGGGCTGGCGGTGCTGTTAAAGATGCAAAGGAATCTTTGGAATTCTTAGAAGGCTACGAAAGCGTTGTCATTTGTTTTGACAACGACAAACCAGGAAGACAGGCAGCAAGGAAAGTCGCAAGGATTTTAAAACCTGGAACCGCCAGGATAATGACTCTACCTAATGGGTACAAAGACCCTAATGAAATGCTGCGTAAAAACGCACACGCTGCTTTTGTTAAATCATTCTGGGAAGCTAAAGTCTATACGCCTTCTGGTGTTCTGAATGTTTCAGAAAGCAAAGACAAGTTTAAAGACAGAGAAAAGAAAGAGGCTGTTCCCTATCCTTGGTCTGGACTGAACGCCAAGCTATATGGTATGCGACAAGGAGAACTTGTAACCCTTACTGGCGGCACTGGTCTTGGTAAATCTTCGGTAACAAGGGAGCTTGAACACTGGCTGATTAAAACAACTTCAGATAATGTAGGCATCATATCTTTAGAAGAGGACTGGCGCAGGACTGTTGATGGTATTCTTTCGATTGAAGCTAATGCTCGTATGTACATTGACCAGATACGCGAGCAGTTTACGGAAGAAGAAATTGATAACATGTTTGACATCTTATATGACGGAGATAATAAAAACAGGGTATGGATTCACGCGCACTTCGGAACAAATGACATAGATGAAATCTTTTCAAAGCTTAGATTTATGATCATAGGCTGCGAGTGTAGGTGGATTGTCGTGGATCATCTGCACATGTTAGTTTCCTCGCTCATTGAGGGGGATGAGAGAAGGGCTATAGATAATATAATGACTAGACTACGTTCTTTAGTAGAGGAAACAGGCGCTGGCATAATCCTGGTATCACACTTACGCAGAGTAGATGGGAACAGGGGACACGAGAATGGTGTAGAGACTAGCTTGAGTCATTTAAGAGGCTCCCAAAGCATTGCACAGTTATCTGATTGTGTGATCTCTCTGGAACGCAACCAGCAAGCAGACGATCCAGTAGAAGCTAACACTACCAAGGTTAGAATATTGAAAAGTAGATACACTGGTGACGTTGGGATAGCAACACAACTGGTATATGACAGGCATACTGGACGCTTGAAAGAAATGGACATGGATGATATAAGCTTATCAACTGAAAAGGAGACAGAGGTTTCTTTAAATCTCAGTTAAAGATATGACAAGATTAGTATTTGATATTGAGACAAACTCTCTTACACCATCTAAGATCTGGTGTATAGTTGC